ACTTCGCAGAGCACAGAGACGAGTTGCAAGACGCAAGAAGGGTTCGCATCGGAGACGTAAAGCAGTCATCCTGCTCCAGAAGGTTCATCAACGCATCACGAACAAGCGTTCAGACTTTTTGCATAAGCATTCTACGGCAGTAGTCAGGAAGTACGGAACGATTGTTGTCGAAGCGTTGAACGTCGCAGGGATGTCGAGGAGCAACCTTGCAAAGCATATTTTAGATTGCAGTTGGTCAGAATGGTTTCGGCAGTTGGCGTACAAAGCGGAAGATGCTGGTCGTCAATTCATTGCTGTAGACCCACGATACACAAGTCAAACTTGCTCAGAGTGTGGTTTCGTCCATAGAGACAACAGGAAGACCCAAGCAGACTTCGCTTGCATCTCCTGTGGGCATCAGGACAACGCAGACCATAATGGAGCAGTCAACATATTGGGCAGGATGTGCCCATCAGACGCTAACGAAGGAGATTTAATTCCATGCGTAGTCTAAGAATCCCAGACTTCAAGTCTGGGAGCATCAAAAAGAGGCAAGCCTTGGCAGCATCAGCTCCTAAGCGTGCTTGGGTACATACAGGTATGTCTACTTCCCCAGAGTACTTGGTATACCAAATGGCTAAGCAGAGGTGTACCAATCCAAAAAGTCCGCTTGAGGAGAAAGTATGAGTTTTGGAAAGAAAAAAGAGGAGCAAAAAACTCCTAAAGTTATAACGGAAATTCCGAGTACTGATGTAGAACGTTTCAAAGCTCTCTTTGCCCTTGGTAAAGCTTTTGACAAAAAGCATGATACAACCAACTCTCTGTTACGCCTAGGAAGTAAAAACATAGTTCCCATTGCCACTATAGCAACAGGCTTGCCTACACTTGACTTTGGAGCGCTAGAGTGTGGTGGCATACCTCGGGGACGCATGGTAGAACTATTTGGCCCTGAGTCTTCTGGTAAGACTACCTTTGCCTTACACACTGTAGCTCAAGAACAAGCTCTTGGGGGTATCTGCGCGTTTGTAGACACAGAGCATGCTCTCGACCCTACATATGCTGAAACGTTGGGAGTGGATACGGACAACCTGCTCATCAGTCAACCTAACAGCGGAGAACAAGCCCTTGAGATGGTCGAGGATTTGGTGGACTCTAAATGTGTCAGCCTGATAGTCGTAGATTCGGTAGCAGCCTTAGTACCTGAAGCAGAACTGGCCGGAGAGATGGGGGATGCGCATGTAGGACTATTAGCACGCCTCATGTCGCAAGCAATGCGCAAGCTCACTGCAAAGTGCGCCGTAAACAAAGTGACTATTCTCTGGACAAATCAGATTAGAGAAAAGATTGGAGTGCTGTATGGAAACCCCGAAATTACAACTGGGGGTCGTGCTCTGAAGTTCTACGCTAGTGTGCGTATTGATGTTCGTCGCAAAGAGGCAATTACATACGGCAGTAAAGAGAACATCATAGGACATCAAGTACGTTTGAAGATTGTAAAGAACAAGTGCGGACGCCCGTTCCGAGAAGCTACAGTAAATTTAATTTATCCCGGTACAAGTAGGGAAACCGGATTTGACAAAATAGGCAGTCTGATCGAATATGCCTCGCGTCGTGGACTTTTTGAAATGTCTGGCAGTTGGTATTCTTTTAGCGGAGAGAAACTGGCGAACGGATTGGCAAACCTCAAGGAAACCCTAAGAGACCGAGAGGACGTGCTCAAAGCCCTGCGCACCAAGGTTGCTACACTTGAAAAAGAAGATGGCTTACCAGAAGTCACAATGGAGATGATATGAGAATGCCCTGCAGAGGAACGATACCAAGAAGACAAGACAGGGAGCAACCTATGAGCCATCGTGGAACGCTGTTCTTGTACTCGGGAGCCGTAGGGTTCCCCGATGGTGCTCCTGACATCAAGAGCATCGCTGTATCCTTAGCACGCGAGGGAAGGTATGCTGGCGCAGGCCGGGATTTTTGGCCGGTGGCTCTGCACACCTTCGTGGTCTGCGACATGCTACCAGACGAGTTGAAGCTTCATGGACTGCTGCATGATTCAGCCGAGTGCATCACAGGGGACGTGCCTAAGCCTGCAAAGACTGACGAGATCGAAGCCTTCGAGGAAGAGATTCTTCTTAGCGTATACAAATCTTTAGACTTGCGCTTCCCTGATCCTTGGGAGCGCGCTGCGGTGAAGCGTGAGGACACCAAAGCAAAGCGCGGAGAAGTATACACTGTAGGCACAGCCTCTTTGCAACCCTTTGAAGCTCCGTGTCCAGAAGCTGAGCAACTTGTAAGGCACTACTGGTCAATCTACGACTACAAAGATATGCTCAACGCCAACGGTGCAGTGCAATCAGATTTCATCAACAGGTTTCACGCTTACAAGCTCATGATGTAAAAAATCTAACACCCTAGGAGATATCATGTATGCCGAACACAACGATTCAGAAGACCCAAGCCGAGACTGGGAGTTCTCGGTCGAATTTTACTCGGACGAAAAAGCCGAGTACAACTTCTACATCACGACCTCCGAAGGGAAAGAGCAAGTACGCACAAAAGGCTCGCGTAAAGGCAAACAAACCCAAGGCCATCGCAAAGCAAGGCCCAGTAAATTCGTACCTAAGCGTATGCTGCGGAGTGCCCGCCACCAAAAAAGCGTGCGTACGTGTTGATAAGAAGGAAGCACTGGTGCAGGGTCTGGGAAGCTGGCGTTGCACTGGTTGCACGAAGCCCTGCAAGGTAACGGTCAGCAAAGCCAAGCCCGCCGATACTATAACCGTGCAATCACCTAAGATGAATGGTGTGCCCATGGGAGAGCCGGTCGTGCTGGGTGGAGTTCCTACGCTTCCTGCTGAGGGGATACCCAATGCTGGCTAAGATTAACCTAAGAACAGCCTGCGGGTGCACCAAGGTGTTCTTTGAAAGAGTATCTTGGGTGTACCCCGGCTACAGAGTGCCCATCTCTGCTACGTGTATCCCTGCAAGAGAACCGGGGGTAACCCCTAGGGAGTCTTGGAGCATACGCAACTTCGAGCTGGTGAATTGGCACTGGTTGTCTAAACACAGGGTGGAGTTGTGGTATGAGGAGGTTTACCTTGGCTGATCTAATTCTCGGGGGACTCTTAGTGTTCTACGCTGACTTGTCCTTGCGCAACGGGCATCCTTGGGCTTCCCTAGTGCCTGCTGTCTGTGCTGTACTTATACTTGGTGGGCTGTTGCGAAAGGAGATGCACCTGTGAAGAAAGCCTTAGCATCATTTCTGATTTTGGCACTTGCTTTTCTTGCTCTCGTTGCTGTTCTGATTGCCACAGGGCATGCTTCGACAACTGCGGGCAATCGGACTAACTCTCTCGGGGTTTCCGAGACCTACCAAAACCCCTACACGTACCTGCTGGCGATTCCCATAGATGGCCAGCTTATAGAGGGCAAGTACACGAACATACGCTTATGGCCCTTTGGCACCCCGGCACTCTACGACTTCTCGCTGCTGTTCTGTGGTGATGTCACCGAGAAGTTTGAAGGGAAGTCCGGGGTGCTGGTGCTGACCTATGAGACCCGGGCGCACGCCATGTACAAAGGCGTAGCCTGCCAAGAACTGCTGGGGGTTTCCGAGGTCAAGTCAAAATGAAAGAGTCCACCAAGAGCACCCTGCGCACAGTCGTGGCTTTTCTGTCTTTACTGGTGCAGTGCGTAGCTCTCCACTTCATCGTTCATTATCACCCTCGCTGACCGTCCGTGCGAGACCAAAAAATTCTGGAGGAAACAAGTAATGATTGACAACATCATTGACCAACTGAAACGTGATGAAGGTTTCCGGGCCACAGTTTACTCAGACAGCCGGGGCTTCAGCACCATAGGCTACGGTCACAACCTCGATGCACACCCAATGCCGGGGGTAACCGTGATCACTGAGCTATATGCTGAGACTCTTCTCAGGCAAGACCTAGAGCCTATCACCAGCAAGTTGATAGCATTGCTGCCGTGGACTGACACCCTTGACGATGTTTACCTCGGCATTCTTGAAAACATGTCGTTCAACATGGGGGTAGAGGGTCTGGTGGGCTTTCACCACATGCTCAGTTACATGCAGATGTCACAGTGGCAGCAAGCTGCTGATGCAATGAAGAGTTCTGATTGGTACACAGAAGTAGGAGACAGGGCCGTACGCCTGTACGCACAGATGGTCACGGGGGAGTGGCAATGATGTATTTACAGCCGTATGATGGTCCTGTGTTTGCTGGACAGGAAGCCAGTGAAGTCGTGTATGCCAAAGATCAGAAAGAATACATACCTCTTCGATGCTTCGTAGAACGTGATCGTCAAGGGCGTGCAACCTCACGCTGGACACTAACACCAGAGCAAAGACAAGCAGTATCTGAGGGAGCTGATATTTACCTCACACTTTTGACCTTCAATAAACCTTTACAACCAATCACAATGGGGGTAGAATAGTGAACTACGGAACCCTAGGGGGCTGGGCAGGTGCCGCGCTTGCCGGTGTAGCATCCATAGGATACTTCGCTGTTGGTGACATTCGCCGGGGGTTTTACTTCGCATTCGCCTGCGCCATTACGC